GCATTGCTGGCGGATGTAGATGCATTGCTGGCGGATGTAGATGCATTGCTGGCGGATGTAGATGCATTGCTGGCGGATGTAGATGCGTTGTTCTCACTGGTGAGGGCGTCAGCTACCTTTTGATCCAGCGTAGTTTTGCTGACATTGACCGCAGAAAGTAGACTAGTTGTGGCCGTAGTCAGCGCAGCAACTTCGGTTTCGAGTGTCATAGTGGTTCCTTTAAGCAAACGCGATGTGTTCAGCCATAACGGTCTGAGTGTTTATGAGGCTTGTAGCCATCTGAGCAAAGTTGACGGCGAAACTGGCTGCACTGGTAGCTGCATTGTTCTCACTAATAGCTGCATTGTTCGCGCTGTTAACCGCAGTAATGGCGTACCCCACAGCACCAGTTATGCTGACTATATTGCTGGCAACCTCGTTAATGGCAGGCATATTATCAACGACCGTCTGCACCTGAGTAATAGTCTGCGCGGATTGGGCAGCGGCGGCGGCATCCAGCGAGGTTTGAGCCCTGTCTGCTGCGGTCGCGACGGCGTCAGCGTGGGTTAGCACCACGTCAGCGGCGGTTGATTCGATGTATGTCGATGCCTGCGATAGTGTCAGTGTTCCAGCCGGGTTGAACACGACAGTCATGGCTTGCGTTAAAAGCGAGGCTGAGTCGTCGGCACTGAGTTCAATGTACCCAATGGCGCGTTTGTTAGCGTCTGTGTTGTTGTAGATGATGCCGTAGCCGCCATTGGTAAAGCCGCTGGCGTCTTGCGCTAGGTTGATGTCAGCGAAGTCCATCGCAGCGCCTGTTGTCGTCAGCGACCAAGCCTCAGCGGTTAGCACGATAGGCCCGGTGTAGCTGGTTCCTGCGGTCGATACTTGCGAGGTAGAGTAGTTGGTAGTTCCAGTGCCGCCCCAATGAGGCGCAGGTGTATTGACTGCCGGTGTTACGCCTGTGACGATGCCCATGCGCCAATCATCGTTGTCCAAGTCGTGAATCTTATTGCCAAGATCATGCAGCCCTTGGGCAAACCATTTCATTGCGCCAGTTGCCATGATGTTTACCTCTCAAAAAAAGTTAAAAGTTACCAACGAAATGATTGGGCTGTCACTTCGGCCCCTCAAGAATTGCTCTCCAGATTGCGTACACAACAAACCCTAGTGCCCCAGCAACGCCCCATTTGACGACTGCATTACCAAACTCATGCCGCAACCTGTTGTTTTCCTCTGCCTTGTCCAGTGCAATCTGCTGCATCTGACGATGCTGAGATACGTCGCCATCAACAAACGCTGCGCGCCTAAGTTCTTCAACATATCGTTCAGCCTCAACGGAATGAGACTCCATGTGCGCAGTCAATTTGCGATCCACTTCACGCACGTCTTTGTGGATTTCAGTGACAAGTTTGAGAATTGAGTCCATCTGGGTTACTTTCTTTTCATTGCGTCAGCAAGCGGGCCAGCAACCTTCTCAACTGACCGGCCAATAACGTAGCCACCAAGGCCAAGCTGGACGATATCCCACAGCTTCAAGTATTCTTGGTCACCAAGATTAGGCGCGGCCCAGCCAAACCAGCGGGCAACAATCAGCCCGGTGAAAGTGAGCATGGTCAGTGGACGCCAGTTGGCAGCAAGCCAGTGAGTAGAAGCGGCTTCAGTCTTGACAATATCTGACTGCGCCATGAACACGGCAAGGAAGGTCTGCACCTTCTGCTTTTCAGCTTCTCCAGCATCGGGCCAGAACTTATCAATGAGTGACTTGCCTACATCTAGCGCAGCGGTTAGTGGATCGAGTGCCATATCAAGCCTCCATTGCCATCACATCAGCCACACGCCGTGCCCAGCCTCTGCTGAAAACATCCCAATTTCCCAGCCCTGTCATAAAGCTCAGGCGTAGACCGTTGAACTTTCCTTTGACATTCTTGCAGTTGGCAGCAGCATCTAAGGTCTTGGGGCCGATAACACCATCAACCCCTGCGCCAACTGCCATCTGTAGCCACTGAGTAGCGCGGCCAACACCGCTGTTCACAGCAGCATCAAACACGTCGTAGCGGATTGAGTCTGGCAGCGCATCGCAGCGCATGGGTGCCCAGTACGCCGTGTGGTAAATATCCTTTGCCATCTGTATCGGCAGATCACGCATATCGCCCTGATAGCCATTGCCGCGTGCCACTGAGATTGTGATGCCGTACTTTGTCGGGCCGCCTTTATCAGCAGCATGGTCACTGTAAGACCCTTCAAAGCGCATCAGTTGGTCAAAGGCTTTGTCAAAGGTCATGCTTCGCCCCTAAGTTGCTTTTGCTCAACCAGCCACGCATTCAGGCAGTGGTCACGCTGAAACGGGCGAAACAGAAAATCAATGATCGGGCGAAAGAGTTTTCCCTGCCACTTGCTATCCATCTCCAATGACCATGCAGCCGAGCTGATTGTTTCGTTGCGACGGGCGTCGCCCAAAGTCAGGATAGCAAAGACAAAAATGTCCAGCGCGATCAGGATGCGAAGGATGCGGGACGCCATTACAGACCTCCGTAGGCGACAACCTGAGTGTGGGTACGGTAGCGATCCCACTCGCGCGTGGCCTGTCCGCAGTACTCACGAAACTTCCTTTCAAACTCGTCCCTGCGTCCTCTGTCGAAGGTCTCTGCGTCCTGCTTGCCATAAGCGAGGTGCTTCATCCACAGCAGCAAGTGATAGTGGTGCTCTTCACCAATCTCGTCGAACTCAAAACCCGGCTCAACCTTGCTCAGCGGCAAGCGCATCACGCTAAGCTGCACCGTATCGTTGTCCTTGGGAATCATGTGCCAGCGCACGCCGCCGCTCGCTGCGTTGCGCCCGAGCCCGACGACCATGTGGCTCACGTTGCCGACGTTCGGGTTTCGATGGCTGTCGACCTGCTCGCCGACACGCTTCGTGCCAAGCCGAGGAACCTCGCCTTCGTTGACGATGCGCAGGTCCTTGCCAGTGGAGACAAGGTACGCGCTCTTGAATTTCAAAATCAGCGGGCTGACCGTCGCGGTAGCCTCGCCAGCGACGACGGGCACCTGTGTCAGTGCCGACGTGCTGTCTGGTATGCCCTTGGTGAGACGGACGAACATGCTGTATGCGTCGTTGGCATACGCCTGAACCTCTGTGTCACTCCACAAGTACGGAGCGACGGCATCAGTCACATCGCTGCGAAACAGCGCGTACAGCTCTTCGTATGTCACATCTCAGCCTTTTCCTTCCTCAGAAGCTCCCAGATTTCGTCGCGTTCGCGGATAGCTACTTCGAAGCCGAGCAGGTCTTTGAGCACCTTCGGATTCGGTCTACCCTGCGCTGTGAAGTCGCCACGCAAATTCCGAGCTTCCAATTTCTTGAACACTTCCTTGATGAGCTCCGCACGATCCGACCCCGTCGGGACGGCGGGCAGCTTATCAGCTTCCTCGATCAAGTCCACCTTCGGCCCGTCTACGGGTTCTCCACCAAGCGCCGTGATTTCTTTCTCGAGAATAGGCGGCACGTACGTCGGCTGGCCTTTCACGAAATTGATGATGTGCCCATGCGTAGAGCGATGGGTGTACGTACGGTTGAGAACGTAGTCAGGCATGTCGAACTCCAGTTAAGTTAAAAAAAGGGGAGGCAGGCGTACTATACACCCACCTCCCCCATGCACCACCTGATTAAGACGCGCTTACTTCGTTGATGCGCCCGTCGATAGTGTACATCACGCGGATGCGCACACGACCAGCCGACGCGTTACCAGCGCCCAGAGCCAGCGTCATGCGCATGTCCAGACCGGTGTAGGCCCCCGACGGAGCAGCGTCGCTGTCTTCCAGCGGGATGGTCAGCGCGGTACGCGCTGCAACCTTGGCGTCAACCGCGTTGGCAAACAGCGTGCCTGCAGCCGAAGTGCCCAGAGACACCGTAGCAGTAGCAGGACCGACGTACGCGTTTTCGACGTGGATGTCACCACCGATGACCTGCGCGCCAACGGGTAGAGCCAGCACTTCGAAGTAGCTGGTCTTGCCGCCGCCGCCAGTGACGTAGGTGACACCCGACAGCAAGCCAGTGGGCTGCACGCCAGAACCGAAGTCCGTGACGTTGGCCTTCGGAGTGCCGTCGACGCTTGCGCCGTTCAGAGCGGACAGGTTGGCCTGACCGTCGTTGTAGTTGAACACGAACTCAGCAACCAGAGGGTACTGAGCACCACGGGTACGAGACTTGATAGCCATGATGACTTCTCCTTTATGTGATTACTGAGCGACGTAGAGAGACAGCACGCCGAAGTCTTCGGTCGTACCACCGCTGTACTGCGTGTAGAACTGCGGCTTCAGGAAGCCTGCAATCTTGCCGACCGAGATACCTTGCTGGTTCTCGTAGTCGAAGCCCTCTTCGTCCCAAGTCGGGGCACCGATGTCGGCCATACCCAGAGCCTGAGCGCCGCAGAACAGCACTTGGCAACCGTCGACAGCACCGCCAGCGCCGTACTTCGAGCCACCAGCCGTCAAGCGGGTGTTAGGCACGTGACGGTACTCATGCAGGTACATGCCGTCGATGCGCACCACGTCGCCGGTGAACAGCGGGTTGTCCTCGCCGCGTTGACGAGCCCAGCGCAGATTGGAGAGGTAGTCGGGGTCCAGCTTCAGGCGGGCCATCGCTTGGGGCGACAGGAACACGTGATAGACCTCTTCGCCGCCCTTGTCCTTGCAGCCACGCACGTAGTTGTCCTTGGCATACGCCTTGGCTTGAACCAGCATGTTGTAGCTCGGGGTGTCGGCAGCAGCCACAGAGCCGGAGCCAGTGCCCCACTCCATCAGCTTCGTAGTGCCGTTCCAGCGACCGAAGCGCTTGGCACTGGGGGCTGCGACGTCCTTGGCAAACTCCAAGTACGGCAGGTCAGAGCCGATACGACCCACCGGGTCGCCGACAGCGCTGTTGCGAGTGCTGTAGGACAGACCTGCGAGGCTCAGGAACGCGAGCTGGTCGATGCGGTCAGACATCCAGTAAGCCAGCTTGTCGCGGCTGTTCTCACGGAACTGCACGACGGAGCGCTGGTCGGCCATGCGGCCTTCGTTGCGGTTGGCGTTACGCAGCTGGTCGATCGTGATGACCTTGTCATACGATTTCAGCTGTTCTTCGTTGCCTTCCAACGTGCGATCCCCGGCGATACCGTCGCCTTCGAGGTCGGTCAGCAGCGTCATGACGGCGCGTGCGCCCTTCTGGGTCTTCTTCAGCTCAGTGACGTGCTGAATCAGAGAGTTCTCGTTCGTGCCCAAGAATTTGTTCACGAAAGAGAGGTTTCGAGCCTGCCGCCAGAAGTCGAGCGACCAGACTGTCTTTTGTTCGCTGGTTAACAGCGCAAAATTTGTCGTAGACATGGATGTACTCCGTTAAAAATGAAAAGTCGAACACACTTAGACGCAAACTGTGCGCCACTCAGATCACTCTCTCGCTGTGACTGCGGTGTTCGGCTCTTACGGAGTCGCGTCGGCAGGTACGAGGCCACTGCAAGGCACGTTTCTCAGATGTCGCACTGAGGGGCGAAGGACGTCGCAC